TCGATCTTTGCTGCGCGAATGATGCACCGTGGGGTGCATTTTCGCGAGGGGGCGGTGCCGGGCCTGGCCCTGCCCCCTACCTACTAGGCTATCATGTTGGAGAAATTCCGCTGCCCACCATCAACGATCCGTCTGACACGTTGAAGGTTCAAGTAAAGGGGGCGGAGGGACTAGCGGACGCTCACAAACCTGTGGGCGTCTTCTTTGGCCCTTGGGTCGGGACATATGGCACGGTAGAGGTCGCCAGGTTTAGGCCTGATTTAGCGGCTCCTGACAATTTCATTGCTGCTGCGGTTCACCGGTTTGGGCGTAAGCTCAAGCCAGGTAGACGCGCAGTTAGGCGCAGGTTCTTAGCTTTCTCGAAGGCTTTTATTAAGAAGCATTTTCCCGTCGCACCCGCTGATTCTGACTGTTCGTTCGATTCTTGGATCCCGAACACTTCCTATTCTAAGGAAGAGGCCCGCCATCTGGCGAGTCTATGGTCAGAACCGTTGTTGACAGGGGGCGATTTGGAGAATGAGTTCTTTTTGAAGTGTGAGAGCTATGATGTGCCTAAGTTTCCGCGAGGCATTAACTCCTTTTCCGATCGAGCTAAGGTCGTTTGTGGCCCCATCCAGCATGTTCTGGATGAGGCCATTTTTTCCCTTAGGTGGTCGGTGAAGAAGATGGACGTGGCGCAGAGACCATTGAAGTTACAGGAGAAGTTCGGAGACCGTAAGGTCTCTGCCACCGACGTCAGTTCCATGGAGGCACACTTCGAGAAGGAGTTTGCAGATGTCCGTGTGTTCTGGAAGGAGTGGGTTGGGCAAAACCTGTCTCAGATGCGGAAGTACCGCGAAATTATCAAGCAGAAATCGAAGGGGAGGAACGTGTGTCGTTCCAGGAAAGTCATTGTTGAGATTATGGAGAGGTTGATGTCTGGTGACTGTAGTACGTCATCGGACAACTTCGTCCTTAACATTTGCATGACGTTCTTCTTGGCCGCTCAGACCAAGTACCCTGATTTGAGCGTGGAGGAGCAAGTGGATCGGGTCGTAGACGAAGTCGAAGCTTTCTTTGAGGGTGACGACGGGATATTCGACCAGGTGTTGATCGAACAGGATTTGATTGACGCGCTTGGTGTTGATCTGAAGATCGAGCACCACGACCACTTTGCTGATGTCTCCTTCTGCGGGATAAAGGCTGACAAGGACTGTCTGGTTAACTTGACCAATCCCTTGAAAGTGTTGGCAGATTTTGCTTTGCTGGATCCTAAGTACATTATGTATAGTGCAAGCAAGAAAACTGACCTTTTGAGGGCTAAGGCTATGAGTTACGCTCACCAGTATGGTTCTTGTCCTGTCGTGTCTGCCTTTGCTCATTACGTTCTCCGGTCCACTCGTGGCCGTGATGTTCGCTGGACTCTCCGTGAAGGAGATGCCTACCAGCGGGCCGCGTTGGCGAAAGCCATGAAGGCGTATATGATCCGAGGCGAGATTTCCGAGCTGTCGAGGGCTGTTGTGGCCCGCTCGTGGGGAGTTACCCCTGAGCAACAGATTGCTGCAGAGCGACTGTTTGACAGCTTGGATGAGTTGCAGCCCGTGTCGCCGCAACTCCCGTTCCCTGAGGCTTGGCGTGCTCACGCTGAGTCCTATGTGGTTCGGGATTATTGGGACGGTTACCTGTTCCCCAAGGATCACCCAGTGCCTATTGTTCAGGCGCTCCGTGATCAGGGGCACAGGGTCCGAGTTCCACGCGTCCAGTTTGCGATGAATTGGCACGAAGACATGGGTTACTACTCATCGCTTCCCCCGGCCTGAGAG